GCATTAAAATAACCCATCATCGTTTGGCCACCCAATAAAGTGTCGAAATAGGACCCCGGTTTTCATACGCCAGGACCCCGTTTATTTTCCGAACTGCAAACCGCTCATTATTTTGCCCCTGGTCGGTTTGGGGTTCAGCCACGACAACCTGGCCCACCGGGGCTGGCTGAATCATAACCGCGTAAACCTCACCGACTGTGGACCACATTAGGCTGGCTCTATACTCACAAATGCCGGGTTCACATCTTCCAGGCTCGGCCAGCCATGTGTCACCTGGTCCACTTCGCGGTCGCTTGTTTCAGTCTCCGGCCCATAGGTTTCGACGCCATCGTCCGACGTATGCTTTATTTTTCTGGTTTCCACCATTGGTGTATTTTGGTACAAAATTACATCGTCCAAATTAACCAAGGCGTCGATGGCCGTTTCTTTTGCTTCCATCACGGTATAAATTGCCGTTGCATGAGTGGCTATTTTACTAGGCACGGCCGTGCCTCCCTTTGCTTCTCTTGACCAATACCAATCAACACTACTCTGCAATGAACCAGCGATTGATTTAACAGTGCCTAGCATTGTAGCCTTTAGCTGATCAACGTCTTTGTTAATGGCTGCGTATGTGCCGAGTATCTCACCATCTGATTCAGTGCGTGTGAGCGCACCTTGGTTGTAATAACGTGAGTCTGGGCGCACTTCACTGTATGGCTTAATGCCTATGGCAGCTAATTCTTCTTTAGACCATAGTACAAAGATATTGCGTGGGTATTGCACATCTCCAATCGTCAAGCCTCTGGCCTTGTTTACTGTAAATCCTACTTCTGTATTACCAACGAACCACATAGTATATTCTCCTAAATTGTGATTGCCATGTTATCGGGCGTTTGAATGTTTAAATGGATTTTCTGCAAATGCTAGGTAAATATACGTTGTCGTATAATTAATTTGACTAGAAGTGCCGTAGGCTGATCGCAATTTAAATCCATTAGATAGGATGTCAAGCATTTGATACGTATTGCCCACCGACTCTGCACCGCTAGTTGATGCAGCAATAAGATCATCAACTACGTTTGTCGTACTTCTTGCAGTATCAAATATCTGCCATTCTCCATTGCCAGTACCCGTGACAATCTCCTTAATTAAAATGAATTTTGCTTTGAAACCTAAATGCACAAAAGTACCATCTGCGTTATTATTTCCAATGTATTTGCCTACTTTTAGATACCCTTCAACGTTGTGGAAACAATATGCAACATAGGTATCATTAGCATCGTTGACATTATTCCAGCTTGTTAATCCCAAAGTAGTTGCATTCTGGGACACAGTATATTGTGCCGCAGGGCTATTACCAGCATTGGTTGTGTTTAGATATGCTTGGTCATCACTTCCGTCTACAGCATCGTAGGTAACAATCCAGTTATCTGCAAAGTTTCTGGGTTTAATCCATGACATATTGGGGGCTTTGCTCAGACCATGACCAACTGTAGCGTTAGAACCTGTGCCAGTGTAAGTCACAATACTAAAGCCAGCCGCTACGTTATTAGACACAGTAGAAATAGTAGACCCACTAAAATTAGAAGACCCAAAGGCGGCATTAGTATTAACTGCGCCACCCATACCAGAGTGAACCGAACAGTAGTAATACAATGCTGGCGCACTAGCCGCGACAACTATTTTTGTTTGCGTTGAGCTAATGTGAGTTACGCCTGTAGTATATTCAGACCCACCGCCGTGAGTTCCATTGGCTGTAGTAGAGAATCTAAATGGATGTGCTGCTGGATAATTAAATGTATATGTACCGCCTTCCTGTAAGTTTAAAGTTACAGCACTTGTTCCAAACCCATCGAGGCGATACTTATTACCACTATCACTCACCACTGTTACTGCGTAAGTTTTTGATGGTGTTGCACCGCCAGCTTTCCAGTTCCACGATGCGTAGGTAACACCAGAAGCATTTTGCCCTGCTTGAGAACCAAGAGTGAATCCGTTTGAATTAAATGCTGTTAGCGTATTTGCTTCGGTATCTTCTGCACCATTGGTGTTAGAAAATAAACGTTTTAAAGTCCCTCTCATTGTGTCAAATAATGTGTTGTAGTACGCTCCACTAGAACGAGATTTCACCCAAACAAGATCGGCTGGTAATCCCGTTGTGATTGATTGATTACTACCATTACCTGTATATAACACAGTATTAAAATTATCAGTGGGTATCACATCAACCGATGGTAGTGATTTTGTGCATAGCGATAAAAATCCAGACGGGGGCTGGTAGTAGTAGTCCCCAATGCCGTTAGCGTCTGAGTTGCCTTGTGGAGTTTTTGACCCTGCAAACGATGAGTCGCTACCAAAGTTTAAAACCCATCCAGTGCTGCTACCTGTAGTGCTATCTCCTGCGCCAAGAAAATATGTATCAGGGGAAAATCCTACTATTGAATAAGAACCTTGTGATGCGCCATTTTTAAAAAACACTATTGTTCCATTATCAATATCAACGGCTGCACCGATTATGTCGTTTGTTGTATATGATGCGCCATAAGAAGCATTTGAATTGTTGTGTCTTACAGTGCCACCTGTATGATAAGCCCAAGAAAAGTCATCTTTGCCCATTGAATCTGCTAAACTTCCACCTTCAATACAAACCCCTATCGCCCCAGCCGTACCAATTGTAATAACGCCTTCAAAATAAAATTTACCAGAATTAACTCCAATAGTAGATGGCCTATATGATTTTCCAGATGATGTACCTACAGATTTTAAATTTCCTTCTGTCAAGGCATCTGCACCACCTTTAATCAAAGGATTAAATGTAGCAAAGTTGTTAGTCGGGCTATCAACCATCACATCACTTTCAGTCAATCCACCTTCACTAGTCCAATCATTATTATTACCCGATTGGTCTAGCCAGTAAGCGTATTCGCGCGTGTCTGCAAAGGCCATATAGATGTAAGTCTGGCCTGACGCGTTATAGTTACCTATGTTTGTCTTTACTTGAAATCCTGTGCTAGTAAAGTCAATACCCGTACCTGCTGACATATCAACTTTAGCAGCACTGCTGCTGGCAGCTAATGTACTACGTCTAGGGTTTGTTGGGTTTCTTGTGCTATCTACTATAGTCCAAGGTTCTGTGGAACTTGAGCATTTAACCATCAAAAAAGCTGGAGAAAATCCTAGAGCCACTGTCGGGCCTGTGGTGCTGCCATTTCCTGAGTATGAACTAAATTTTGAATAGCCTGTGACGCTGTGAAATGCGTACGCTATATACGTTGCACCATTGCTATTAGTATCCGAATTTGCGCCAACGCCAATAGTAGTAGCTGTATTACCTTGAAATCCAGTTGTTTCCTGATCTGCTGCGGCTGTTGTATTTAGGGATAGAAAAGCACTATTATTTGACCCATCACCATAAACTGCTTGAATAACTGAACCACCAACTTTCCAAGGTGCGGCTGTCGTTCTGCTTTTGACGATGACGATTTCGGGCGTAGATCCTAAACCATGCCCTAATTTGGTATTATTTGTGGCATTACCTGTCCAACTGACTATAGATTGCCCATAGGTGGTGTTAGCCCTGACACTGGTTGTGATTGTGCCATCGGTATTAGAGGCGGTAGTTCCGCCCATGTCCCATGTCCATGCAACTATATCATCGCCACTTACAGAGTTGATACGATAGCCACCATCGTCTATGCCTAGCGTAAATCCATCTGCTGTAACACCTGTGACGAGTCTGTTCACTGTTCCATCAGACAGACCAGTAGCCTCCGCACCAGTTGTGTTACTAGTTAAAGTCTTAGGCAATCCCCTGAGTGTGTCTACTAAACGATGTGGGCTTGATCTTGTTCGATTCTTAAACCACAGAAAATCTGGCTGAAATCCTACGGCACCGACATACCTTACTTGTGTATTAGCTTCAAAAACGACTGTAGAAAAACCTTCTACTGTGTAGTCCTGCTTAAACGGCAAGTAGAAACCATTAGTGCCGTATGTAATACCATCAACCTCAATAGGCTTCCATTCGCCATATTTGCCTGTTTCCCCGAATGAAGAAGGTGTTAGTGCTTGCCCGTCAATGAAGTTGACTTCGCCCATGTAGCCGTCATACATGTGATTTGTACTGTTGTCATAAGCAGGGTTACTACCTATAAAATGCTTAAAGTTGTTATTAACCCAAGTATAATAATTCTGGGCTGGCATCGTTGCAGTGCTAAAAGATTGCAAATCATTGTTAACGTAAAGTTTCGCCCTATTTGACGCTGTTCCTTGTGTTGTATCTATAACGGCAACAATATGATACCAAGCCGATGGGTCACGAAATTTAGCATTGGTAATACAGTACAACTGAGTGACATTGCCAATACGGGAATAAAGTTTAAACGTACCATCGGATTCATAATATAACGACGTGTAATCTTGTGATGGGTTTGTATCGCTTTTTCTTGCGCCAAATATTACTTTTCGTGCATTTAAATTGCCGAGTTTAAACCAACCACTAAATGTCCACGTTCTTCTATTACTATCTGCGGCTGGCGTGCGCTCTAAATTGCTACCTCTGCTTTCTTCAAACCTAAGACTCTGCTCAATCTCAAACTCACCGCCAGCACCACTGGCTCCCATTTTTTGATTCTCGTTAAGGACACTCATTATTTCACGTCCAGGCTTGCGACTGCGTGAATGATTGATGAACTAGCTACGACGTAATCAATGCGATCGACTGAGTTTGCGGCTGTTGATAATACCGGGGCGGTGCCTCCAGGGAATTTAAATTTACTCCCATACGCCAATGTTCTCGACCCGCTGCCATCCTGGGTGATAAAAAACGAGCCACTTTGCCCGGCCGATATATTAGTCGGGTCGGCTAGGGTCCTGTTTCCACCAAGCTGAAATGAGAAATTGTTGGACAATGCCAGGTTTGTCGCAATGCTGGTTGCATCGGTCAACGCTGTTATTTGTCCACGCTGACCGGCTGTGAATGTTTGTGCCGTTGCCAATGTTGCATGACCCAGGTTATTGACCGCCAAACTGCCAATCGTTATCCAGGCATTGTTTGCTGCATTACGTTGTTTCAGCAAATTGGCGCTTGTATCAACCCACCACATATGAGCAAATTTAGCGCTTGGCTCAGAATTCGAGCTATTATTGCTCGATATGGCACCCAAAATGGTGTTTAATTCAGCGCGAAAAGCCGCGCCGCTTTGGTTTGCTAAAACATAGTCAGCATTTGACATTATGCGATCTCCTGGGCTGTAACAGATAATTCTGAAATTTCGATGTTGTATGCTGAGTCGTTGACACTCAGAACTGCTTTAAATTGAAATGCTCGTTTGTTGTACTCATTGACGTTGAGTAATTCCCACGCTGACCAGGTGGGGTTTGAGGCCGGGTTGTCGACTGTGTGGCGAACATAAACTTTGCAATCGCCGTTCGCGGTATTTGTGCCATCCCAATCAGCCCAACTGTCAATATTGACCGACCGGCTATCCACTAAATCAAGCGGTTGGGTAACAATTGATTTTATATGACGTTTTAATTGCTGGCGTTTAACTGCGCCGGCATCAATGCCCGACGCAAAATAATAAATACCATCGGTGTCTATACCCGCATCACCAATGTCGAACGAAACAACACTGTCTATTAAGCCCCAACTATCAATATTATTTGCACCTTCAAGTTTTATTATGCTTCCGACTTTTACTATATCGTCAAACACTCCAGGAAAATTGGGGTTAGCCTGGACAATACCAACAGAACTGAACGCCTGGACCGTATCGCCCAGGGTAGTGACTGACGTAATATCCGATTGAATACCGCTTGAATCGGTCGCTCGAACTATATACGTCCCCGCCTGGAAGGGTAAAACGGCCACTGTGGCCGTGCCATTCAATATTGAATTACCCACCGACACACTATTGGACCAGCCAGCATTTGATAATAAACTTGAATGGCGAACTTCAATATAACCGCCGATTCTCACATCAATGTCGGGGGATTGGTCCCAGGTTAAAATAGTTAGACTTGACACGTTTTGGGCTGAGAAATTGGTTAACGCATTAGGCTTTGCCGCCAGGCCAAATATTTCGATTAGTGACGTTTGAACCCAATCACTTTTTGCGCCCAGGGCGTTAATTGCCCTTATTCTGAAATAGTATTTTTTTGGCGCAATGTCTAATATTTCCACATCGGTATCGGATACTGTTCCACCATGTAGATATATTGTCGCGCCATCTTCTTTGTATTGGATTTCATATTGGTTAACAAATGCGTCATTTGCAGCGGTCCAATTTAACTCGACTTTCGCTTTTACACCGGCGCCATTTTTCGTAATGTAAAGCGATTCGCTGACCGTTGGCATCCCTGGAACACCAACCAAAAACGGGTCTGGTAAATTAGTGTCCGGGATATTATCCGCTTCCGTTTTAACAGACCAGGGGTATATTGAATCTTGGTGTTCTACCAATGATATGGCCACCGTGCCGTCTGAATTAAGCGTTAATTTTTGGACCCTAAACGGCTTTGCGGTCCACCCTGGCGTCGAATGGGTCACGCTCACAATGTCTGCTACCGACGCATTTAACGCCTCGCTTGTGGCATTAAACGTCACCATTAACGCATTTCTCGAACGCTTTAATGCAATGCTGGCAATGTCCTGGGCGCTGTAAATATTGGTCGTGCAAGGTAGGTCCATATTTTTGACCAACTCAATGCCGCCATCTTCTAATAAATATCCTGCCTCTTCTGCACTTCCAGCAATGGGGTATTCTATTTGGTTTAGCTGCCAGTTCGCCGATGGGTCCACAAAGGTTGCAACAATTCGGTTAAACTTCGTCTTTTTGGATTCGCTGCGAATTGATATGCCGCCGATAATGTGCGACTCATTAAACGCAAATGTGGCGCTTCCCTGGTCCTCAATAACCAATCCATATTTGCCCTGGCTATAGGGCATAATGCCGCGCATGGAGGATAGTATTACTTTCACGTTATTAATTAGGCTTTGTCCAGTATTTATGACCGCGTTACAAGTAAAAATCTTTTGGTTTGAACTGCCCGTATAAGAAGTCACCAGGGCGTCGCATTTGTTAGCTGCCGTATTAAATAAAGTGTCGTCAATAAATGATGCTGCCAAGCCTTTGCCATATCGTGAATTGGTCAAATAATCCCGCAAACACAAGGCCGGGTTTGAACTGTTGGCCACGGTCGCTGTGGCGCTGGTACGGCTGTCGTAAACCTTTTTACCCTGCACCAGTGCATGGACGGTTGGAATACTGCCAAAGGCGTCCTGGTCCCACTTAAAACGTATCGCCAAATAAGCAACGCCACTTAATTTGTGCGCGCTGGTCCATCCAATGTTTGCATTTACCAGGGTAGAATCTGCCGCTTGGCCATCTGTCCCGGTGTATTTATTAATCGTTAGTAAACCAGAGTATTTAGAATCCGTGGATAAAATATCATTTATATACACATCACCAATGGAATGAATTTCTCCCTCGCTTAACGCCAAGACCATGTATAAATAAATATTATCTGAGCCGCTGCTAGCAATAAATACCCTGGTTCCACCGACCTTTCGCTGGCCATAAATCACGGGAATTGTCGCAATGTTTGATTGTTTGTTTACTAAAATTCCCTCATTTGTTCTCAATGCTGCATCCACTGCTTGCGATTGATTGTCAAATTCTGGAATATCAACAAACCAGCTAACCACGTCGGCCACTACGTCAACGGTCACGTCGATTATAGATTGTCCGATTTGGCCAATTGTGCCAATCGTTGTGCCTATCGGGTCACTGAAAAAATCGCTAAACCAACCCATTTAAGCGCGCCCCCATTTCAAGTCTTTGACCAAACTAGGAGAAAAAATAAATCCTTGGTCCCCTGGGAAATAAAGGTTCTGGCTATTGTGATTAGTTCGGCGTCCGGCTTTTTTGTCGAAATCTGCCCAATGAGATGATGCCGAAATCACGATGGTGCTTGTATCGTCATTATCTGAAATTGAGAAACTTTGAATTCTGCCATCATAAATGGTGATAGGTGCGCCAATTATGGAATAACTGTTGCTCAATAAAACCCGGTTAATCGTTATCTGGCGATCAATATATTTTTGGCTTAATAAAATACTGATATATTCTTGGCTAACGCCCGATAAAGTAACACTCACCGCGCCCACTTGGACCTGGCTGGTTTCCGTGACGCTAGAAATGCCTTTTAATGCGCTGCTAGAATTATAAGTAATGCCAGAATAAACCAAATTTTGGGGGCACTCGGTTATATAAACAGCGGTTTCAAAGTCAATTTTTACCAGGTGCGCCGTTATAAACGAATCTTTGGCTAGTTCCGCAATCGTCGCGGAATTTATGGGTCTGCTCACGATAGCGCCTCGATAAAATCAACTTCGTATTTAAAGAAATTACCAGCGCCCAGTTTGTAACCCTGCACATCATTCGCCAGGCGAACCGTAAATGGCACGTTTGCATAGGTGACTGTATGCGACGTTGTGACCGCTGTTATCAATGCCGGCGTAAAGGCCATAGCACCGTTGCCAGCCCGGTCGGCGGTCAACATATACACTTTGTTATGCCCTGAGAATTTAACCACGTCACCGGCTTTTAAAGCCCCTGTAAGGCCCGATATTGTCACCGACTTAGCGCCCAGGGCTGCCGCCGCGCACGTCACCGTGCCACTGGGGTTTCCGCTGCTAGTGCTTATTTCTGTTGGTGTTACTGTAAAGACACCATGGCGACCTTCAAGGGCCACGACATAAGCAAACACCGGGTTAAATTCGCTCCGGGTTAATGGTGGATAGGTTGCAGTAAAGGTCCACTTTTGGCCACCAATCTTTCGGCTTTGCATCCGGCCGCTGACTGTCTCAGAAAATAAAGTCGGGCTTTCCGATTGTAAATTTATAGCGTTAAACTTTGGGCTGGTTGGATAGGTCATGCTAGTGCCGGTCTCCCGCGCTCATTTAATGACTGATTAATAATGTTCATTAGCGTGCCACGCCGTTTGGTCAATAATTCATCAAAGCCGGCGGTGTCATTTGCCGAAATATTGATGGTGAAATTCCCCCCACCCATTTGGTCATTGGGCACGACGTTTGCAGCCTGGTTGGGCACCACTAATTCGGGTCCACGCTCACCCACAATATATGGGCTGCCGGCGCTCATGGGTCCACCATTTGCCCGGAATTGTGTTGATCGAATCGCTGCAACCTGAGCCATGCCGTTTGCCAGGGCAATTGCTGCAAACCCTAGATTGAGCGGGAATGGATTATTTAAGGCTTTGGCAACGCCGTTGTATGTGTTGATTATTGCGTCTTTCAAAGCAAAAGATTTATTGAGTGCAAACGCCGCTTTGTAATGACTGCTTAAACTTGCAAGCGCGCCCCGCCCTTCGTCGCGTAAATCGTCAGCGTCTTTTCTGCGTGAGGTTTCCAGCATTCGTGACGATTTCCTTTGCATCTCAAACGCTACCCCATAAGCCGCGCTTTTATCTGCATTTTCGGCGTCCAAACGATTCCTGTTTAACTCAAGCATTCGTCGGTCATGGTCCAATTGAAATTCAAATTCGCGTGCAAATCTTTCTTTGCCAGTTGTCCCGGTCACATCGACTAAGGTCGTTTCGGTTGTGGTCACATCACCACTGACATTGCTATCAGTTATTTTAGATAACCTGGCTTCCAAATTATCGAGCGTTTTTATCGTGCCAGAAACATCAACTTTAGGCGTTATTGGATTAGTCTCTAAAACGTGCCCGGTCGCTATTAATTCTCTCAGCGTTAATATTGTGAATTCTAGTTCTTTAACTTGTCGGGCTTGTGATGCTATTAAAGAATCATTTCCTTTGCTCATATTTTTGAGCATTTCAAGTTGCTCAACGGTGCTGGCGATGGATGCCTCAATTTGTGTGATTGTTTGTTTGTCACCAAACAATTTTTCGTAGACATTCTCAACGCTTCCGATGGCGTTAGAAAAACTAATAATCGAGTTAGTGATTGCACCAAATGCTTTAACAATTGACCGGGCGGCTTTTACAATATTTACGGCAATGTCACGCGAAAACTGGGCTATACCACCAGAATCGTTAATTTTCATTTCTACAAAAGAGCGCAAAGCGTCCGTTGCTTCTGTGATTATTGGAGCCAGGGAAGCGACCACCCGGTTAAACACATTCCCCAGGTAACTCGTTAAACGCAAAATGGCGTCGTTCGCATCTTCAACGCCTTGTATCAGAGCGCCCGACATTACCAGGCCTAAACGGTCGGCTTCGGCTTTCATGGCTTCCATGGCGGCTTTGCCATCCTGGAGCATGTTAATAACCTTGGCACCCCTGGCACCGAATAGGTCATATACAAATGATGCCCGGTCGGTTTTATTCGTCATTCCTTCCAGGGCGGTTGCCGCCTGTCCCATCACATCGGAAACGCTCCTGGTTGAACCATCGGCATTTTTGGCTGATATGCCGTACCGCTCAAACGCGTCTTTGGCTTCACCCGTGCCGCCGGCCACGTCGCTGATATTAATGGCCAGTTTTTGCATGGCCTTGTTTAAAGCCTTAGATTCCACGCCGCCCAATTCGGCGGCATATTGGAACCGCTGCAATTCAGTAACAGACAATCCAATCGCCCTGGCTGTTTTGGCCAGTTCGTCCGTTGCATCCATCGAGCGTTTTATTAAGAAACCAATACCCAGGGCACCGGCCGCCAATCCAATGGCGGTTTTCATGGAAAAAGCTGCTTTGGCAATGCCACCTAATCCAGCTGTAACAGCCATAAAAGCACGGCGGGTTTTATTGACCGCCTTTATCTGAATTTTTATGTCTTTATTTGCCATTTTTCAATTCCAAAAACGCTGCCCAAAGTATAATTTCGTCGGTATCCA